TGCTGATAATGATATTAACGCAGTGAAAAGCATGGGTATGATTCCTGAAGGTTATGTAGTGAACAACTACTTAACTGACACAGATGCATTCTTCATTAAGACGGATGTACCTAACGGGATGAAACATTTCCAAAGAGCAGCAGTTGCTACTTCTATGGAAGGTGACTTCGAAACTGGTAACGTTAAATACAAAGCTAGGGAAAGATACAGCTTCGGCTTCTCTGACTGGCGTGGTATTTTTGGTTCACCAGGCGCTTAATTCTTAAAAGCAAAGAACAAATTGAGGGCGGCTTCGGCCGCCCTTTTTATTTGCATTTAAGAATTTAAAAGAGTATATTCATTGCACTGCGATTAATTTAGTTAATGTAGACGCACGCAGTCGACTGCCTAGAGGACTACATTAACAAAACTAGGAGGATTAAAAATATGGCAAACCCACATTTTCAAAATATAATAAATTGGGCTGGTAATACTGTTGCAACAAAGCATAAGAAGGACCAACCAATGTTCCCACCAATACCATCAGATCAAACATCTTATGGTTATTTTAATGACTTTTTTACATACACTGCAACTGATTGGACTGTTACGTCAACTGACGGTGGTAGTGATTCAGGAGAAGTTATTCAAGCAACAAGTTCAGCCGGAGGAGCGTTAATCGTTACAACTAACGATGCAGATAATGATTCGGAAGAACTACAACTAAAAGGCGAAGGTTTTAAATTAAGCACTAGTAAAAGAGCTTACTTTTCAGCTAGATTTAAATTAAGTGATGCTACCCAATCTGACATGCTTATCGGATTAACAATTACAGACACAACTGCAATAGATGCTGTTTCAGATGGTGTTTGGTTTGGTAAAGATGACGGCGACGCTAGTTTAGATTTTGTTGTAGAAAAAAATGGTACAGAAACTGAATCTGCTGCTATTGCTACAATGGCAGATGACACATTTATAACTGCAACTTGGTTTATTGATCCAGACAGAGGATCTGTTTATTATTCAATTAATAATGCAGAACCTGTAGCTGTAGCTAATACTAATTTACCAGATGATGAAGAGCTAACTGTAACAATAGCTGTTCAAGCTGGTGCGGCTGCTGCTAAATCACTAGTTGTTGATTACGTGACAGCAATTATCGAAAGATAATAATTAATTAATGTGGGCCTTCGGGCCCACAGTTTCTTGATTAAGGAGGGAAACATATGGCAGATACAGTAACAGGACCAACGATCCTACAACAAAATGATAATCGTGTTACGATTAAGATAGTCAATCAATCAGATGGCTCGGGTGGAACAACCGTATTCGGTGATGTTTCAGCAATGGCAGCACGCGCAGATGGAACTTCTGTAGCACACTTAGCACTAATGAGAGTTTGGTTTGCATGTGACACAGGGGACGGTGGAGATTCTTACGCTCGTCTTGATGAAGAAGATTCAGATGGAGATATTCCAGTTATTGGATTAACAGGAACAGGATATTGGGACTTTAGAGAGTTTGGTGGTATACCAGCAGATAAATCTAGTAATAGTAACCAAAGTGATGTTAATCTTGTAGTTCCAAGTACAGCAAATGCTGGTAATATGTACACAATTATAGCTGAATTCCAAAAGATTTATTAGGAGTAAAGTATGGCTGTATCAGGATCTACAGATTTTAATCTGGACGCCGCTGAGGTTATCCAAGAAGCTTACGAACGATGTGGCTTACAAGAAACAAGTGGTAAAGACTTACGTACAGCCGTACGTAGTATGAATCTTCTTATGGCTGAGTGGGCCAACCGTGGTCTTAATTTATGGACCGTAACTCTTGGTACACAATCAACAACAGCTAGTGACAAAGATTATGCATTAAATGCAAATATTGTAGACGTATTAGAAGTATCAGTAAGAGATGCTGATGATACTGATGTAACTTTATCTAGAATAAGTCGAGCAGATTATGAAATGTTACCTAGTAAAGATTCAGAAGGTAAACCATCACAATTTTATTTTGAAAGAACAACAACACCTACTTTGTATGTGTATCCAACTCCTGATCTTTCTACATATACTATAAGATATTATTATTTAAAAAGATTAGATGATATTGATCTACCAACTGATGATCCAAACGTTCCTTTTAGATTTTTACCTTGTTTAACAGCTGGAATGGCATATTATATTGCGATGAAAAAAGCTCCGCAAATGATGCCTAATTTAAAAGCGGTATACGAAGAAGAGTTTAAAAGAGCCATGGATGAGGACAGAGATAGAGCTAGTTTTAGCGCTGTTCCTGGACGATCATACTTTAATAACTATTAATAGGAGGACCAAAAATGGATAAACTAAACGAACTAAAAGACTGGGTAATGAATCTTGATAATAAGAAAAAGATCGCTATTGCTGCAGTTATCGTTATTATAGTTGTTGCTATTGTAGCAAGCTAATGGAACCGAGAAACAAAACAGATTATATTGTTGTCCATTGTGCAGCGACTAAACCTAGTATGGATATAGGAGCTGATACAATTCGTGATTGGCATGTCAATGGCAATGGATGGCGAGATATAGGCTATCATCTTGTAATAAAAAGGAATGGAGATGTTGAAAAAGGTCGTGACATTAATGATTCTGGCGCACACGCTGCCGGATACAATTCTAAAAGTATTGGTTTGTGCTTGGTGGGTGGCATGGCTGAAGATAATTCTGCTGAAGATAATTTTACTGCACAACAATGGACTAGTTTATTAGCAACAGTTAAAGAACTAGAAGTTGATTTTCCAAATGCCAAAGTTATTGGTCATAACGAAATAAGTGAAAAAGAATGTCCTTCTTTTGATGTTCAAAAATGGAAGGGAGACAATTTATGATATTAGATGTGTTAAAACTTGCAGTTGGTGCTGGTACACATATTATGAAAAACAGACAAAAGCGTAAGATGCTTGAGTCTGATGCTGCTATGGTTCATGCACAGAAGATGGCGAACGGTGAAATTGAATACCAACAAGTTGTAAGAAAATCACAAGACAATGGATGGAAAGACGAATTTGTTCTTATTTTAATTTCGCTCCCGATTTTACTTTTAATATGGAGTGTTTTTAGTGACGATCCACTGATTAAAGAAAAAATAGACATATTCTTTGAACAATTTGCAGCTCTCCCGATGTGGTACCAGATGCTATTTGTCGGCGTCGTGGGCTCGATATACGGACTCAAGGGCGTAGACATATTTAAAAACAATCAGAAAAAATGATTGCGGGGCTAAATGTATTTCATCATTACGGCAATGTTGTTCTTTTCAGGGACAGATACTATTATTTATACCCAGTATGATAAAGCGACTTTTGACTCAGTTCCGGCTTGTCAAGAATTTCTTTTTCAAAATAAAGTACAGTTAACTTTAGACTTATTAGAAAACCACAATAAAAATGGTGATATGAAAGGCTTTGAGTACTTCTGCGAGTCACGGTATTTAGTACCGACACCAGAAGGGCCAGAAGTATGATTGATTTTTCAGGTTACGGAGTGTATATTTTTTATTTAGCTATTTTAATATTAATGTATAATTACCAAAAAAGGAGATAAATATGGCTATACCAAAAGGATATCATAGAACAAAAGACGGCAGACTTGCTAAAAAAGGTTTATACTACAATATAAACAAAGCAAAAAAAGCAGGTAAGAGTAGACCGGGTAAAGGCACTGTTACGGATAAAGCATTAAAAGCATCTGCTAAAACTGCAAAAAAACCTAAAAAAACGTAATGGCGACTAGAACGGAAAACCCGATTCGAAGAACCACCGGTAAAGGTGGTAATTATAGGTCTACTAAATCTGGTGCAGGCATGACTAAAAAAGGTGTGGCTGCATACAGACGCGCTAACCCTGGCAGTAAATTAAAAACAGCGGTTACAGGAAAAGTTAAAAAAGGTAGTGCAGCAGCAAAAAGACGTAAATCATATTGTGCACGATCAGCAGGACAAAAAGCTAGATCATCTGCTAAAACTCAAAACGATCCTAATTCTAGAATTAATCAGGCTAGGCGTAGATGGAATTGTTAAATGAAACTTTCAGACTCAACTCAAATTTCACTCCCTGCTCGTAACCTTTTGGCCATTTTGGCCGCAGTCGCAATAGGCACAATGAGCTTTTTCTCAATTCAGGAAAGGTTAAATACCTTGGAGACAAATCAACAGTTAATGGCACAAGACATGGAAGCTGCTAATGAATTTATTGACGGTGTTCCTAAAGGTACAATGGTATCACCTCAAGTAAATGAGCTTTACATGCTCGTGGAATGGCTTTCAAAAACACAAGAAGAACTTCGTACTCATGTTAATTCAGAGATTCCAGAAATTGCAAAACTAAATATGCAAATACAATTTATAGAAGAACGTATGATAGATGTTGAACAGCTACTTGATAAGATAAGACAGAATGGAATATCACATGATTGAGACATTGTTCGCAGTATTATTAATTGTAAATGGTGGTGTAATAGAATCAGTGCCGACCGAAGGCATGGCTGATTGTTTGAAGACCAAACGCACAGCTATGCAAAACATAGGCCCTGATCAAGAAGGAGTTTATATGCAATGTGTGCAGGTAGAAGCCGAGGTCGAGATGGACATGGGGAGGAAGAGAATTGTCAAAATCCTCACAGAAAACCCAACGGGGAATTAAGAAATATTTTAATCTAGATAACATAGTAGATACAGGAGTTGACATAGCTCTTGTTATATTTGATGTTTTATCTAGCCCTATACTTATTGTAATGCGTGTAGTTAGGTGGTTTTTAAATGAATTTGTGCTGGGGCATATAAAAAAGTTTATTAAGTTTATAGTTAAAATTTTTATTAAATATTAGATTTTATAAAAAATAATATGCATAAATCTAAAGATGTTGTATAAATAAATATCACTAGCAACGTCTACCACAGAGGTGTCGGGACACGTGCACAGTTGCTAGTGGTAGCTATTATTCCGGGGGAAGTTATGAAGAACATTCTTATTATTGTAGGCGTTACCATTGTAATGTTATGGGTATTTGGTGCATTGTTTAATCATGCAATGGCAGATGTTACAAATACAGGCGCCACGACAAACGATCAAGTAAACTCTACAGGTAGTAATACCGCCATCACAGGTGGATACGAAAGTACTTCGAGCACGACATATCAATCAGGCAGTTCTAGCAACACTACAAGTACCTCTACAACTAACAATAATTCTTACACTGGCGACACACGCACTGTGCCGTCAGCATCATCTCCGGGAATATCTGCAATGTCGCAAGATTTATGTGTTGTTGGAGTTGGGGTTGGAATACAAAAACCTTTAATAGGTGGAAGCATAGGTATCACAAAGCGAGATATGAATTGTGAGCGTATGAAATTATCAAAATTACTGTTCGACTTTAACATGAAAGTTGCGGCGGTATCCATACTTTGTCAAGATGCCAGAGTGTTCTCAGCCATGGCTCATGCGGGAACACCATGCCCGTTCAATGGAAAAATTGGGACTGACGCCCTAGAAGAATGGAATAAGTATGATCAAGAAAGACCAGACTACGAAGAGTACACAAAAACTTTAAGATACATGGAAAAAGTTGATGCAAAGATTACGGAGGCAATGGATGATAAGGAAGCATATATCGTTGATGGCAGCGGTAATCCTGTTCAGCTCGGCAGCGAATAGTCAGACTGTAACTCTTGAAGACACTCCGCATCCAGGAGACACAACAGTAATAGAAACTATTACAACAGGTAATCCTGTAACTACTGACAATTTATTATCACAACAATGGAATGACGGCAGCTGGCAAGGCGATATGTTTCCTGATTCATCAGATATAAACGAAAACATTTATCTTACCGGTAAAGATGGTAAGTATGCAGAGTCTACAATAAATTCTCAGGGACTATTAACTGAACAAGAAATACAGCAAGGTTTAACTTCTACGTTAAGTGCACAAGTACGCTGGTGGAATCAGTGGGAAAGCACAATTGAGATGCGTCAAACAGCAACTAACGGCATTGATACAACTACTCAAAGTATAATATTGGAAGATACTACTAATCATAATAATCAATTTAATTCACACTCTAACACTTTAACTATTGCACCTAACCCAGAAAACACGCACGGTACAATTACTGCAAGATTTTCATTTGATATAGATAATGCTGCTGGTAATTGGAACAATGGTCACAGCGGACCAGATATTATACGTCCCGAACTCAAGCTAAACTATCAAGCTTTATCCTCTACAACAGTAACTACAGTAACGCATTGTTACGAGAAAACACCGCCCACTTGTGCTGCGCAAGATGAGATAGCTGAAGTTGATACCTTTCTTGATACGTTTGAACAAGGCATGCAAGATTTATATTTTGAAGAATTGTATTATGAAGAGCAACCATTCATACCACAGGAAATGGATTTTGAATACTCATTCAATGATGATTATTTTGAAGAAGAAGAGTTTGAAGTACAGGATGATTATTTAGCACTTGATGAATTTTTTTTTGAAGAAGATTACTATCAAGATGACTATTACGAAGAGCCTTTCATGGAAGAATTTATTCCAGAAACTCTTACCTTTGAGCAAGTAGAATTTTTTGATGAGCCTCCACCAATGGAAGAAATGTTTTTTGAAGAAGAAATGTTTTTTGAAGAAGAAATGTACATTGAGGTATTTACAGACGATGCGTTTATAGAAGAGTTTGATGAAATGTTTGAAGAAATGCCTATGGAAGAATTTAACATGGAAATAGCAGAAGAGATGTTTGAGGAAATGTTTGAAGAATATTTTGAAGAAGAGCCTCCTATGGAAATTGTAGAAGAAATAATTGAAGAACCAATAGAAGAAGATATAATAGAAGAGGAGCCCATGGACGAACCTCCGATGGAGGAAATAGCGTCCGTTGACAACAAACCGCAAATGGAGGAACCTGATGAAGTTGAAGAACAACCCAGTAGCGAAGAGCCTATTGCAGACGAACCGCAAGAAACAGCAGAAGATCCCCAACAAGAAGAAGTTGACGAGAAGCCAACTGAGCTCGCAGCTGTTAAAGGAAGTACAACTAAAGAACCAGCTACTGTTGACGAAGATGTTTCAGACGGACCAGAAATAAATACCGAACTTGACGTTAAAATAGCAGCCATTGAAAGTGTTATTAAATCACAGATAAAAAACACCGTACAACGAACAACGGCTACTCTTAATGTAATTAATGAGATTGTAAGTCGAGAAATGGTGTCTCAACAGCCAGACATGTCAAGCTATTTTAATATGAACGCAGCGTTGTTTGATACTAAGCAATTACCTAGCGGAAATCCTGCATTCTTCAATCAAATCAGTCTAGACACATACGATTATACCATTTATAATGAACAGGTTGCTATGGTCACGAATATGGTCGGCCAAGATCCTGTGGTCCAGCATGAGAAAAAAATGCGGGATATCAACAGCAGGAAAACTAAGGTTTTAATAGAATTGAAGGAGATGTTAAATGCCAGATATAATTAATAAGTTGTCATCATATGCAGCGTTGATTGGTGTTATAGGAGCCATTGGCGGAGGTTTTTATGCATGGGGAGAATTTAATACAAGACTATCAGCAATAGAAGAACAAGAATTTGTAGTTAATCAAACTGTTGATTTAACAGATACTCATGATCGTATTGTTGCAGGTGATAAAGAAACAATGGAGGCAATACGTTCTCTTGGGGCAGCACTTGAAAGTTTAAGAGGCGACATTGCAATTAATGCAAAGGCAATAGAATTTAACGGGATAATAATTGAAGAAGCAATAGCTCGATCAGAAAATCCATTGGCGAATTAATATGGCACGAGCAAGAGGAAAATACTCAAAAGCTATATCAGATAGAAGTGGGGTTGCTTTTCCCTACAAAGAAATGGTAAAAGAATGGAATGGTTCTTTCGTTCACAAATCTGAGTACGAAGGTAAACATCCGCAGTTAGAGCCTAAACCAGTTACTGCTGATGCACAAGCGTTGGAAAATGCAAGACCAAAAGAAGCGCACACAGTGACAGCTAGTATTGGTCGAGGTGCAGAAGCATTATTTAGTGCAGCTGCGTCAGGTGCTACAAAACCTGCAGATCCAATAAAAGATTTAACAATGAGATTTGAGATGGGAACAGTTACTGTTTCTACATCATAGCGAGGAATTATGACAACTTATGCAATATTAAAAGCAGACCTAATTGATTTAACAGAAAATAATAGTTCTGATTTTGCAACTGAAAGTGATCAGTTTATTGATACTGTTGAATTGCGTTTATCAAGAGAGTTAAGAAACTGTCCTGAACTATATAAACACCAAACGTCGACATTAACAATAAGTGATCCTTTTATTACTAAACCAACTGATTTAATTACTATGATATCGTTTCAAGTATTATCTTCGGCTGCTAAAAGAACAGCTATTGAATATAGAGACGTTAGTTATATTAATGAGTATTGGCCTACAAGAACAAGCACAGGCACACCAAAATATTATGCAGATTGGAATGATGATGTATTTATTGTAGCACCAACACCTAGTGCTGGGTTGACTATTGAAATAAATTACAGAAAAAGATTTGAAGCGTTATCTAGTTCAAATACTACAAACTGGTTAACAGCAAATGCATATGATTTATTATTGTATGGATGTTTAATTGAAGCTGCTATCTACGACAAGAATCCGCAAATGATGCAGATGTATGAAAAACGTTATCAAGAAGCGTTAGCTGCAGTAAATGCTGAATTAGAAAATCGTAGAGGCGATCAATCTAATAAAGGATAGATATGGCATTAGTATTAGATGATAGAGTCCGCGAAACGTCGAGCACCACAGGAACAGGCACATTAAATTTAGGTGGAGCTGTTGGTGGATTTCAAACTTTTGTTGCTGGAGTAGGTGACGGCAATACAACTTATTATGCAATTGTTCATAGAACAGAAAATGAATGGGAGTTAGGTGTAGGAACAGTTACTGATGCAACAACTGATACACTTGCACGAACAACAGTAATTTCAAGTTCTAATAGTGATAGTGCTGTTGATTTTAGTGCAGGTACTAAAGATGTATTTGTAACACAACCAGCGAGTAAAGCAGTTTATGAAGACGCAGGTTCTGATGTAACACTACCTGATGATTTAATACTTGGATCTGATTCTGCAGTATTAAAGTTTGGTGCTGATTCTGACACAACTTTGACTCACACAGATGGAACTGGTCTAACATTAAATTCAACTAATAAACTAACATTCCAAGACACAGGGACATACATACACTCAAACGCTGATGGCGATTTAGATTTAGTATCTGACGGCACAGCTGTTGATTCTATTAATTTAGAATCTGCTGGAGGTATTACACTAGATGCTGGTACAGCCGGTAGCGGTATTGTCTATGAAGATGACGGCACAGAAATGGCACGTATCTACAATTCTAGTAGTGATGTAATTTTAGAAACTAAAGTATCAGATAAAGATTTTTCAATTAAAGGTAATGATGGAGGTTCTGCAATTACAGCATTATCTCTTGATATGTCAGCAGCAGGAGCAGCTACATTTAATAATAAAGTAATTGCAACTGAATTAGATATTTCTGGTGACATAGATATTGATGGGGCTGCTAATTTAGACAACACAGACATTGATGGTACACTTACTGTAGATGGTACAGCTATTGATTTTAATGCTACATCAACACTAGCTATAGACAATACTAATACAACAAACGGTATTACAATTGGTACATCTACTTCAGGTGTACCAATTTCAATTGGACACGGAACATCTGAAGTAACTATTAATGATAATCTTACAGTTACCGGAACATTAACTCTTGGTTCTAACGCAGAACTTACTGAAGCAGAATTAGAAATGTTAGATGGAATAACTGCAGGTACAGTTGCTGCAAGTAAAGCAGTTGTTGTTGATTCAAATAAAGACATAGCTAGTTTTAGAAATGTAACATTAACTGGGGAACTTGATGCAGCGACACTAGATATATCAGGCAATGCTGATATTGCTGGCACAACTAATTTAGATGCAGTAGACATTGATGGTGCAGTTCAACTAGATGCAACTCTTACAGTTGGTGAAGATGATACTGGTTATGATGTTAAATTTTTTGGAGCCACATCTGGCGCCTATATGTTGTGGGACGAATCAACAGATGACCTTGTTCTTGCGGGTGCAGCTAAATTATATTTATATGATGCAGCGGGAGGAGAAAACTTATCATCTGATGGAACTGACTTAACTATTAATGCAGGAACGGATCTTAACTTAACAGCGGGAACAGATATTAATATTCCAGCTGATGTTGGTTTAACATTTGGTAATGACGGTGAAAAAATTGAAGGTGACGGAACTGATCTTACAATTAGCGGTAACAATATAAATCTTACAGCTACAGCTGATGTAGTAATTCCTGCAAACGTTGGTGTTACATTTGGTAGTGGTGAAAAAATTGAAGGTGATAGTACAGATTTAACTATAACATCTGGCGCTAAAATTAATCTTACTGCAACGTCTGATGTTCATATTCCAAATAATGTTGGAATAGTGTTTGGTGGAGATAGTGAAAAGATAGAAGGTGACGGCACTGATATGACTATTTCTGCTAACAACCTAACGGTTGATGCAGCAGCAGATATTATTTTAGATGCAGCCGGTAATAATTTAATATTTAAATCTGATGGCACGTCTATTTTAGATATTGCAAATAATTCTAGTGACGTTGAGCTAACAGTAAGTGTTGCTGATAAAAACTTTGCTATTAAAGGTACAGACGGATCATCTGCAATTACAGCTCTTGACATTGACATGGCAGCTGCAGGTAAAGCTACATTTAATGGTGCGGTGGTCGTTGGTGGTAATTTAACAGTTAATGGTACAACGACAACGGTCAACAGTACAACAATGACGGTCGACGATCCAATCATTACATTAGGTGGAGATAGTGCTCCAGGATCTGATGACAATAAAGATAGAGGTGTTGAATTTAGATATCACGATGGTTCTGCAGCTCGTATCGGGTTTATGGGTTTTGATGATAGTGCAACAGCATTTACATTCTTAACCGCTGCTAGTAATTCTTCAGAAGTATTTAGTGGAACAGCTGCTAAACTAGTTGCAGGTGAACTAGATATTTCAGGTGATGTTGCAGTCGGAGATGATTTAAGTTTAGATTCAGACGCTGCAGTATTAAACTTTGGTGCGGATTCAGATGTTAATTTAACTCACGTAGCAGATACAGGATTACTTTTAAATGCTGCTATGGTTATCCAGTTTAGAGATTCTGGTTTAACTATTGGATCAAATGCTGATGGTGACTTAGATATAGTTTCAGATGGAACAGCAGTAGACTCAATTAATATTGAATCTGCTGGTGGTATTACATTAGATGCAGGAACAGCAGGTAGTGGTGTTATTTATGAAGATGATGGCACAGAAATGTTACGCATACATAACTCATCAAGTGACGTTATTGTAGAATCAAAAGTATCGGATAAAGATATAATTTTTAAAGTTAATGATGGTGGCTCATCTACAGAGGTAGCAAGAATAGACGGAGATGTTTCTGCTTTCTTAATGGCGTCTGGCAAAGAATTAAGATTTGCTGATTCTGGAGAAAAAATATCTGGAGACGGAACTGACTTAACATTAAATTCAGGCGCAGACATTAATCTAACTGCAACTGCTGATATTAACGTTCCAGCAAACGTTGGTATTACTTTTGGGGACGATGCTGAAAAAATAGAAGGTGACGGAACTGATTTAACTGTAACTGGCAATAACATTAAACTTACAGCGACTGCTGATGTAGTAGTCCCTGCAAATGTTGGAATAACATTTGGCACTGGAGAAAAAATTGAAGGGGATAATACAGATCTAACTATTACATCTGGTGCAGATATCGCCTTAACAGCAACTGCTGATGTTAATGTTCCGGCTAATGTGGGAATAACTTTTGGTGATGATGGCGAGAAGATAGAAGGTGATGGCACAGATCTTACAATTGCATCTAGTGGAGTTATAAACCTTGCAGCTGGAGGAACAACTAACCAAATTAAAGTAACTGACGGGGCTATTCTACCTATTACTGATGATGACGTAGATTTAGGTAGCGCAAGTTATCAGTTTAAAAATGCGTTTTTTGATGGTACATTAGAGGCAGATGCTATAACTATAGGAGGTTCAGCTGTAACGGCTGGAGGAGCATCTACAGCTGACGCTACCGCTCTTGCAATAGCTTTAGGATAAGGAGAAAAATAAATGGCAAATACATTCAAAGTTAAAACACACACAGCAATGCCTGATACAGCTGGAACATTTTTAACGTTATACACTTGCCCAGGAAGTACAACTGCGGTTGTCATTGGTCTACGTTTAACAAATCTTGATGGTTCAACTCGAACAGCTAGTGTTCAATTAGTGTCTGATACAAGTGATACGGAAACTAATGAAACAGTTACGCTTCTTAAAGATGCACCGATTCCGGCTGGTTCGTCTATTGAGGTTTTAGGTGGTGCAAAAATAGTTCTGCAACAAACAGATGTTTTAAAAATAGATTGTGATACTGCAGATAAAATTGATGCAGTACTGTCCATAATGGAGATAGATTAAGATGGTCGCCACAATTAACACACCAGCTTTTGCAGTGACAAAGTCAGCAGACCAAACTATTAATGATAGCACAAGAACAACAGTAACTTTTGATGTGGAGGATTTTGATACAGATTCTGCATTTGCAAGTAATAAATTTACCGTGCCAGCTGGTAAAGCAGGTATATATGCTTTTCACGCGGAATTGTTTGTGCAGTCTTCGGACGATATAGCTACTTGTCAATTAGATTTGCATAAAAATGATACAACAAATATTGCTGGTACAGAAATATATGACACTAGTGGTACTTCAGGTTCATATATGGCTAGACTATCACATATAGAAAAACTGGCAGCAGGTGAGACCGTAGAAATAAAAATTTTTTCTGATATTACAAGTAATGGCACACTAAATGTTAACCAAAGTAATCAAAACAGCGACAACAGAACAAGATTTCACGGATTTAGATTGGCAGGGTTATGAGTTATATAGGACAACACTTACCACCTGATGCTTTTCACGGTTTTACAACTGACACCTTTACAGGTGATGGCAGTGCAACAACTTTTACATTATCAAAAGCACCTTTCTCAGAAGACAGTTTAATAGTTGTTGTAGACAACGTAATACAACAACCAACAACAAACTTTACAGTATCCGGCACAACACTAACGATAGTTGGCACAGCAATAGTGTCTGGTATTAAAGGTTATGCAATACACACAGGCGGTGCATTGCCTATTGGCGAAGCATCAGGTTTAGCTTCAAACATACTTACACAACAAACAGATATTGGCGCAAATATTGCAGACGCAGATTTATTTTTAGTTGACGATGGAGCAGGGGGCACACTTAGAAAAACTGCGGCATCTAGATTAAAAACTTATATTGGAAGTCCCGGTGGTGCCACAGGACTAGACGTTAATGACAGTGTAAAAATAAGACTTGGTACTGGTAATGACACAGAACTTTATTTTGATGGAAGTGATACAATTTTTGATCACACACCTGGTTCTGGTGGATTTTATATAAGAGGTGATAATGTAACTATTCAAGACAGTCAATCAACACCAAATCAATTTGTAAGGATGGACACTGGTAGTGGCGTTACTTTTAATGAAAGCTCATTGGATCACGATTTTCGCATTGAATCTAACAATTATGCAAGAATGTTTGATTTAGATGGGGGCCTTGATAGAATTGGTATAGGCAACAACGCTTCTGCTCCTAGTCATACTCTTGATGTAAGAGATGCACAAAATGATGTTCTTTTTCGTTTACAAAACACTTTAACCAGTGGAAATATATACGGACAATTAATTAATTTTGGTTACGCTCCTGACGATAACAGTAATCACTTTTTCTATTGTGCAGACACTGTGGCAAATAGAATGTTTATTTATGCTGATGGTGACATAAAAAATCACGATAATTCTTATGGACAGGTTTCTGATGAAAGAATTAAACAAAACATCAAAGATGCTAATTCTCAATGGGATGATATTAAAGCTTTAAAGGTTAGAAATTTTGAACGTAAAGATGATGTTGCAGCATATGGAGAAGGCAAAAAAGTGCAAATAGGTTTGATAGCTCAAGAGTGTGAAGCAGTTAGTCCTGGACTTGTAAAAGAATCTGAGCCAATGGCAGAAGATATAAAAATGTCTTCTGAGTTTGGAACATTAAATGAGGATGGCACAATAAAAACAACTACAGGTGAAAAAGTTAAAGGCATCAGTTATTCTGTTCTTTACATGAAAGCCATTAAAGCATTACAAGAAGCCATGGCTAGAATAGAAACACTTGAAACAAAAGTAAAAGCATTGGAGGACGCATAAGATGAGTCAAACAAAAGTAGAAGCGCCATTTATAGAAAACAATAACTATTTTAAAAATTTAATTATTAATGGTGATATGCAGATATGGCAACGCTCTACTTCAGCAGTAACCACAACAGGTGATTATGTAACTGTTGATAGATGGAAAATAGCTGAAGACAGTGATGGGTCAATAAGTAGTGAACAATCTGCTTTAAGTGTAGCAGACCAAGCTACTACTGGTTGTCAAAATGCTTTACTTATAAAATGCACTGGAGCAGACGGCACTATAGGTTCTGGACAATCCGTACAACTTTTACATTCTATAGAAGCTCAAACTTTACCAGCTAATTTAGGTTATGGAACATCTAGTGCTCAAGATTTAACTTTATCGTTTTGGGTTAAAACTACAACTAAGACTGGAACTTTTTGTGTGTCTTTTCATAAAGACGACGAAGCAGGAGATTTAACAGGGTATTTTATCCCTATTGAATATACAGTAAGTTCAGCAGGCACTTGGGAATATAAAACAATTGTGCTTTCACCGACTGCTGGATCAACAAGTTTAATTACTTCTGCTCCTGGAGCCATTACTCGTGATAATGGTTTAGGTATTAGAGTTGATTTTACTTTAGCTATGGGTTCAAACTACACAGGCACAAATAACACTTGGGCTTCTACTGTTGAACTTGCAACTTCAAATCAAGTTAACTTTATGGATTCAACAGATAATGAATTTTATTTAACAGGAGTTCAATTAGAACTTGGAAGTGCAGCTACTCCGCTAGAAAAAGTACCTCACTATGTTCAGTTACAAAGATGTCAAAGATACTATCAACAAATTCCTCATACTGCTTCTGGCTCTTGGCAAGCCTATCCTTTATGGGGAGTAAACGCTAATGTTATGTCCACAAGACTACAGCTTCCAGTGGTTATGAGGTCAAATCCAACAGGAGCTTTTAGTGGAACAAGAAATACAGATTTTAAAGCGTATTATAATGGTGGTTATCAAACTTTAACAGGTGAAGCAGCCACTGATACTACAGATGATGCTGTTAGATTTGATATGAGTTCAAGTGGTGCTTTTGCAGCAAATGACGCAGGCGGTCTTTATATCAATACAACAAGTGGTAGAATTACTTTATCAGCGGAGTTATAACTATGAATATTAAAAGTGTAAAAAAAATGATTATGCCTGAAGACGGAACAACAGAATTTAATACTTTAAAAGTTACAGATACAGATGACAAAATTTATTTTGTTCCAAAAGACAATGCAAACACAGACTATCAAGATGTTCTTGCATGGGTAGATGCAGGTAATACAATAGAGGCGGCAGACTAATGAGTTATATAGGAAGAGGTTTACAATCAGGAGCATTCAGACAACTAGATAGTATAGCATCTAGTTTTGATGGCTCAACAACTGGTTTTACTATGCAGGTTAATTCAACCAATGTGATTATGGGTGATGCTAATCAAATACTATTATCTCTTGGTGGTGTTATACAAAAGCCAGGAACAGACTTTACTATATCTTCTAGCACATTAACTTTTACAACCGCACCTGCTACAGGCACAAGTTTCTTTGCCATACTACTAGGTTCAGATAATGGCGGAACGGTGACACCGACTGATGGTTCAGTTACTGGTGACAAGATTGCATCAAATGCTGCAATTACTACAACTGGAGCTGCAAACTTTAATGGCGGCATAACTATGGGCGGAACAACGCCTACTCTTACTATTGGTGATGCTGGAGCAGAGGACACTAAAATCGTATTTGATGGTAACGCACAAGATTTTCATATTGGACTAGATGACTCTGCTGACTCTTTAATAATGGGATTAGGTTCTGCTTTAGGCACTACAAGTCATATGGTTATTGATTCATCTGGTGCAATAACCAAGCCGCTACAACCAGCTTTTTCTGTTAATGATGCTGGTACAACAACAAATTTATCGTCTGGTGCTGCAATAACTTTTGGTACAGAAGTGTTTGATCTAAACGCTGATTTTGCATCTAATACATTTACTGCTCCAGTAACAGGTAAATACCAAATAAGTTATCAATTAAGATTTCAAGAATTTGATGCAGACTTTACTTATTTTTTGGTGCAACTAACAACATCAAACAGGTCTTATAGTAATATATTAAGTGGTGGCCAACACGATTCAGACGCAGCTTACATATCATTTCATCAATCTATTTTATGTGATATGGATGCAAACGATACTTGTGACATAGCTATTGCTTTTTCTGGCGGTGCAGCTCAATGTGATGTAGCCACACGAGAATTTACAGGAGTTTTAGTATGTTAATGAAACAATTAACCTTAAAGGAGGTAAAACATGGCTGATCACAAAAAAGAAATAACATTGACAGATTTACAACAAACAATTCTGTCTAATGATTTATATAACGACACAAATAATGCTGGTCTAGATGATTGGATACAGAAAGCAGTTGATGGTAAGATCAGCAACTGTTGGAAACGTATGCAAAGAGAATGGACAACTAAGTTAATGGATGATGATTCATTTACAGATGCTATTCCATCTAACCAAAAAGATTTTGTTGATTTAGTAACAGCTCGTTCTGATTATAAAAACAGAAAAGCTAGAGACGACGCATAATGTTTGGCATTAAACCTTTCGCAGTATCCGGTTTTGGAGCGTTAGGTAACGACGAAACATTTGCTGCTGTAACAGGTAATGAAAATACTATTTCTATAGGCAATATTACTACTACAGGTGCTTCTGATTTAACACTAACTGGTAGCGCTGTTACATCTGCAAGTGGAACAGCTACAGTAACTGCTGGAGCAGTCTTTACTGTAACAGGTAGTGAAATTACAGCTTCTGTTGGTGATACAACAGTTACAGCCGCTGCTACTGTTGCTGTAACAGGTAGTGAAGTTACAATATCAGCAGGCACAGGAAATTATAAAGCAGGTTCAATTAATAGTGGTGGAACTAATACTTC